ATAGTAATGACACAAGAACAACTAATGAAAGTTAAGATTAAATATCTTGAAGATAGATTAACAACAATGGAGAAGTCGTTAGGTCGTATCAATAATATACTTGGTAGATTTCAGATGACCGAGAACCAAGAGCAAGGGTTCAAGGACATAGCAACAAAGGAACATGACTATGAACTAATATAATTTGACAAGGGTTATAGGATATCTTATAATATCCTATAACTAACATAGGAAATATAATGGACATAACATATAATAATAAGACATACAAAATACCTAAGCCGTTTTCTGATAACATAGATATGGAACAGGCATTAGATATGAGAACGTGTGAGAACCCTTGGAGTAGTGAGAAGTGTGAACTACCAGACTTCGCATCAACTATCTATTACAATATCAAGGATGCAGAATGGACAGGGAACTATGATGTAGTTCGTAAAGGTATCACTTGGTTTCAAAAGAATTTCATTGACGAATATTACATATTAATAGATTAACTCTCCTAGTTAATAAGGTCGGGGCCCAAGGGCCCCGATTACATTGTCAATGTGACAAGATGTCGCACTTGCGATATTTATAGTATGTCAATGTGACAAGATGTCGCACTTGCGATATTCATGGTATGTTCTCTGCGACAAAATGTCGCACCGCATTTTTTTTTTATTTACTGTGACAAAATGTCGCAGCGTTGTGCACATATAGATCGAGCACAGCCTTCGGCTGCGCTCGGGTAACGATAGAGGTACCAGGCCTATCTGGTTTTTTGACTTTCTACATATAATCGATTAAGGTAACGACAAAAAAGGGATCCTATAGATTAGTGTATATATAAGCTTTTATACATTGATAAGCGTAAATTACTTTTCCTTTTTTTAAACACATATGAAAAAATATTATAAAATTTTTTTTCGAATGCACTTATGGATATAGATAAATTAAAAAAGTTTGAGAAATTACCACCTGATGTAAAACGACAATTAGCTTTGTATATGTCTAAGTGGAAAGATAAAAAAAAGCAGACTAATATCAAAAATGATTTTATGGCTTTTGTTAAACATGTTTGGCCAGATTTTATAGAGGGCTCTCACCATCAACAAGTTGCTGAAAAATTTAATGACATTGCTGAAGGTAAAGTAAAACGTGTTATTATTAACATGGCTCCTAGACATACTAAATCTGAATTTGCATCTTACTTATTACCTGCGTGGATGGTTGGGAGAAATCCTAAATTAAAAATTATCCAATCCACTAACACAACTGAATTATCTGTAAGGTTTGGACGTAAGGCAAAAGCTCTAATGGATACTCCAGAATATAAAGAAGTATTTGAAACAAGATTAAAAGAAGATTCTCAAGCTGCTGGTAAATGGGAAACTCAACAAGGTGGAGAATATTATGCTGCCGGTGTTGGTTCAGCTATTACAGGACGGGGTGCTGATCTATTAATTATTGATGATCCCCATACTGAGCAAGATGCATTAAATGCACAAGCATTAGATAGAACTTATGAATGGTACACTTCAGGTCCACGTCAACGTCTACAGCCTGGTGGAACAATTATTATTGTAATGACCAGATGGAATGAAAAAGATTTAGCTGGAAGATTAATTAAAGCACAAAAGGAACCTAAAGCAGATCAATGGGAACTAATTCAATTTCCTGCAATCCTACCTAGTGGAGATCCATTGTGGCCAGAGTATTGGAACATAAAAGATTTAGAATCAGTTCGTGCATCTATTCCTCTTGCTAAATGGAATGCACAGTACATGCAAAATCCTACTGGAGATGAAGGTGCATTAATTAAAAGAGAATGGTGGGTACCTTGGGAGAAAGATGAACTTCCAAAAATAGAACATATTATTCAATCTTACGATACAGCTTTTATGAAAAAGCAAACTTCAGATTATTCTGCTATAACTACCTGGGGCGTGTTTCATCCAACCGAGGATAGTGGTCCATGCCTCATACTTATGGATTCAGTTAAAGGACGATATGAATTTCCAGAACTAAGACGTATTGCACAAGAGCAATATGGATATTGGAAACCTGAAACTGTAATCGTAGAAGCAAAAGCATCAGGACTTCCACTTACTTATGAATTAAGAAAACTTGGAATACCAGTTATAAATTTTACACCTTCAAGAGGTAATGATAAACACACTAGAGTCAATTCTGTATCACCTCTATTTGAGAGTGGTCGTATTTGGGCTCCTGTAGATATGGAGTTCGCACAAGAAGTGATTGAAGAATGCGCAGCATTTCCTTATGGAGATCACGATGATTTAGTGGATTCTATGACACAAGCTGTAATGAGATTCAGACAAGGGGGCTTAGTAGAGCATCCAGACGATTATAAAGATGAGCCTTTACAACAGGTAGAAAAAGTATATTATTAGGCAATGGCAAAATACGAAGACACATCTGAGATACAGGAAATTCCAATGGACCTTGGTCCAATGGATGATGGTGAAGAAGATATCAGAGATTTAATGAGAGACCAAGGTATACCTGGCCCAGAAGCCAAGAACCAAGGCTCAGGAATCATGAATACTGCTGAAGCGGATATGGCTAAATCAGAAATGGCTTCTGTAGATAAACCTATCGATCCAACTGTTGAAATAGAAATGGTTGTAAAAGAATTTATTAAAGAGATGGGTAGACGTCCTGAATCTTTACAAGAGCTAAAAGATTTTTATAATAAGAAAACAAAATTAAGTAACGAATCTGAAGAGATGCGTATCATGAGTGATTTAATGGAGAAAGATAAAACTAAAATTACATTAGCATCGGGCGGACTAGCAGGTATCTTAGGGGTCAAATAATGACCAACCCTAAAAGACTAACTACAACAATCCCTCCTAAATCTGGACCCATGCCTCAGGGCTTGAATATAAACTATAATACTGTTAAGGTATTTAAACATACGGAGAAAATAAATGGCGGATATAGACAAGGCTCTACCAAACTCGAGTCCAAAAAAAGAATTTGAAATCCCTGGAGAAGAGGATTTAAAAGAACAAGCTGAAGAACAAATTGAGATTGAACAAGCCGAAGGTGATCCTGTAGATGTTACAGAAAACGAAGACGGTTCCGTTGATATTAATTTAGATCCAGCTACTGCATCACCTGAAGGTGGTGACGAACATTATTCAAACTTAGCAGAATTTTTACCAGACGATATCTTAGGAGATATTGCATCTGATCTTAATGGTAAATACATGGACTACTCTTCATCAAGAAAAGATTGGGAGAAAGCTTATATTACAGGACTAGATCTTTTAGGATTTAAATACGACAATAGAACAGAACCTTTCCAAGGAGCCAGTGGTGCAACTCATCCTGTACTTGCTGAAGCGGTTACACAATTTCAAGCATTAGCTTATAAAGAATTATTACCAGCAGATGGACCTGTTAGAACTCAAGTTATGGGACTAACAACTCCTGAGAAAACTCAACAAGCTCAAAGAGTAAAAGATTTCATGAACTATGAAATTATGGAGAAGATGAAAGAGTATGAACCAGAATTTGATTCTATGCTTTTCTATTTACCATTAGCCGGTTCAACATTTAAAAAAATTTATTATGATGAAGTAGCAGAACGTGCAGTATCTAAATTTGTTCCTGCAGATGATTTAATTGTTCCTTACAGTGCAACATCATTAGATGAAGCAGAAGCAATTATTCACAGAATAAAAATTTCTGAAAATGATTTAAGAAAACAACAAGTAGCAGGTTTCTATAGAGACATTGAAATTTCTAAACCCGCAGATACAGAATCAGATGTTGAAAAAAAAGAAAGAGAACTAGAAGGGGTTACTAAAACAAATGATGAAGATATTTATACCTTACTAGAGTGTCATATAGATTTAGATTTAGAAGGTTTCGAAGATAAAGATCCAGAGACTGAAGAGCCTACAGGAATTAAAATTCCATACATCGTAACATTAGAAGAAGGGTCAAGCGAAATTCTTTCTATTAAAAGAAACTACGAACCTGCTGATCCTAAGAAGAAAAAAGTAAATTATTTTGTACACTTTAAATTTTTACCTGGTTTAGGCTTTTATGGTTTTGGTTTAATCCACATGATTGGTGGATTGTCACGTACAGCAACTTCTGCTTTAAGACAGTTGTTAGATGCGGGAACTTTATCTAATTTACCTGCTGGATTTAAACAAAGAGGAATAAGAATCAGAGATGATGCACAGTCAATTCAACCAGGAGAGTTTAGAGACGTAGATGCTCCAGGTGGTAATATTAAAGATTCATTTATGATGCTTCCTTTTAAAGAACCTTCTCAAACTTTACTTCAGTTAATGGGAGTAGTAGTTAGTGCAGGTCAAAGATTTGCATCTATTGCTGATTTACAAGTCGGTGATGGTAATCAACAAGCAGCCGTTGGAACTACAGTTGCTCTATTAGAGCGTGGTTCAAGAACCATGTCTGCTATCCACAAAAGAATTTACTCTGCACTAAAGAATGAATTTAAATTAATGGCGAGAGTATTCAAGTTATATCTACCACAAGAGTATCCGTATGATGTAGTTGGGGGTCAAAGAACGATTAAACAATCTGATTTTGATGATAGGGTAGATATATTGCCAGTTGCGGACCCTAACATTTTTTCACAGACTCAGCGTATTTCACTTGCGCAAACCGAATTGCAGCTGGCACAATCTAATCCACAAATGCACAATATGTATGAAGCGTTTAGAAATATGTATGAAGCATTAGGTGTAAAAAATATTGATTCTGTTTTAATTAAACCTCAACAACCTATGCCAAAAGATCCGGCACTAGAACATGTTGACGCTTTAGGTGGAGCACAGTTTCAAGCTTTCCCTGGACAAGATCATAGAGCGCATATTACTGCTCACTTAAATTTTATGGCAACTAACATTGCTAGAAATAATCCAATGATCCTAGCTTCATTGGAGAAAAATATTTTTGAACATATTTCAATAATGTCTCAAGAACAAATTGAATTAGAATTCAAAGATGAATTACTACAGTTGCAACAAATGCAAATGCAGTCTCAACAAAACCCTCAAATGGCTCAACAGATACAACAACAAGTAATGCAGGCTACTCAAAAGATAGAATCTAGAAAAGCTGTATTGATTGCTGAGATGATGGAAGACTTTATGAAGGAAGAGAAGAAAATTACAGGTGAATTTGATAATGATCCAATTGCTAAACTAAGAGCAAGAGAGTTAGATATTAGAGCAGCTGAAAATGCCGAGAAAAAGAAGAATGATGAAGCTAGAATGAATCTGGATAAGATGAAA